TTTAAAGGGGGTTTATCTCAAGCGGAAAAACCTTTTTTAGTAGGATTTAAAGACGCTATTCCATTGTCTGCGATCAACTCACCTAAAACTTATAACGCAGTTTATAGTTATAATATTAATGGAATTTTTAGGTATACAAACTCGTTTTCGGAGAATTCGTTCTTTTATATGAAGCGAGGACCTGGTATGTGTGGTTTACCTATAGTAGACCAAGAATGTGGTGTTTTAGGAATACATGTTTCGGGTAGTGCCGAAGTCGGAGTTGGAGTTTCAATGCGCTGGAGTGATCTGGTAAGAGATAAGATTGGTGAAATTTTAAGAGAAGACCAGCAATTTCTGATGCAGGTCGATATAAATAACAAAGTAAGGGATGGGGAAAGTGTAATGCGTTTAGAGGCAGATGTACACCAAACTATTCCAAAAAAGAGTAACTTTCAACCATCACCTCTATATGATATATATCCTATTGAAAGAGAACCAGCCAACTTGAGTAAATTTGGAATTGGTACTGTTTGCGAAGTGGCAAAGAAATCGTTTAAGCAATTGAAATCAGTGAATATAGATGAAATTAAATTTGCTGGTAAGGTTATAGAAGCGATAATTCCTAATTTTTCAGTTATAACTGAGGAGGAGATCGTTGGAGGTAATGAATGGTTAGCGGGTTTAAACAAAGATTCTTCGAATGGGTTTCACTGTGAGAAAGAGAAAAGTTTTTATATAAATTTTGAAACTAAGCAATTTACTGATCAATTCCGACAAGAGTTGAGTGCTCTTGAAAGTCAAATAGAAAATGGCCAAAATATTGATGTTGATAAATTGGTTTGGTTTGAAACCCTTAAAGATGAGATTCGTGACTTTCGTAAAGAAGGCGTCCCTCGAAGTTTTAGAGTTAGTACTATACATTTGCAAGTGTTGACGAAGAAATATTTTGGTGCAATGGTTGAGGGCATAATCAAGCAGCGAGATTTTAATCAAATTATGGTCGGCTGCAACCCCGCGATTGAATGGCAGAAAATTTATGATAAGTTGAAAATCAAGTTTGGAATTTTCGATGGAGACATTGAGAAGTTTGATGGTGGTATGTTGGCCCAATTACAAACTGAAGCTCATGATGTTATCTTGTCTAAGTTTCAAGGTAGTAGCGTTGTTCCTAAATTTCTTTTAGCAAATACCGATAGTATCTTGTTGGTATTAATGAATAAA